AGTTAATGGTACAGCAGATAGATATAAATATACTGCAACAGCAAGTCAGACTACATTTTCAGGTGCAGACGATAACGCAAATACATTAGCTTACGATGCAGGATTTTTAGATGTTTATCTAAATGGAATTAAATTAGTTAATGGTTCAGACTTTACAGCATCTTCTGGTAATTCAATAGTTTTAACAGTAGGAGCTTCTGCTTCTGATATTTTAGAAGTTATTGCTTATGGAACTTTCCAATTAGCTAACTTTAGTATTACCGATGCCAATGACGTTCCAAATTCTTTAGGTACTGCTGGACAAGCATTAAGAGTTAATTCAGGAGCAACAGGTCTTGAATTTGCAACAATACAAGCATCAGAGATTACAACAGTTGGAAACGTATTTTCTAACTACAACGAAATTTCTAGCAACACAACAATCACCACATCAACAACTAAAAATTCAGTTTTGTTTGGAACGATTAGTGTGACTGGAAGTGCAATTCTAACAATAGCTGGTTCAGGCGAATTTAGAATTATTTAATAACAACAACAAACAAGGAAAAAATAAATGCCTAGTAAAATACAAGTTGACCAAATTGCAGGAGCAACTGGTTCAACAGTAACTTTACCATCTGGTCAAACTTTGGATTTATCTAGTGGTACAGTTACCTTACCGAATAGTGCGGTAAATTTAACAACAAAAGTAACAGGAACTTTACCTGTAGCAAATGGTGGAACTGGACTAACTTCACTCGGTTCTGCTTCGCAAGTATTAAGAGTAAATAGTGGTGCTACTGCATTAGAGTTTGGAACTGTTAGTTCTGGTGTAGTTAAAAAAATTCATTCATTTTCTTTTAATACAAGAACTGCTGGTAATTCATCAGCAGGAGACCAATTTACTTTTACCTCATCATTCACACCTCTTGATGCTGTAAATAATGATTTATTGGTTCAAAGTATTGTTCCTATTGATAATGATGGTACAGGAAATGATTATGCTGGTTTTGGCATAAGATTTACAGGAAACTCTACAAGTACAAATTATGATAATTTTGGAAAAGGTTCTCAGTATGTTGATAGTACTCCAGAAGGTGCAACTCTTGGAATACAATCAAATCACTTTATAGTTCCTGCTAATACAATGACTAATCAAACATATACAGTTAAATTAAGAACTGAATCAAATGATTCTAATGGTACTCATTATTGTCCAAATTCAACTGATGCTGCAAGACTTGCAACACAAACATCAGCAGTTTTAATAATAACTGAATACGCAAATTAAAGGATATATTATATGAAATATTCAACATTTTTAAATAAAGCATTAAATAGCTTTGAAGGTTTTAGAGGTGCTAAAATACCAACTAATCCAACAACTGAACAAGAGTATTTAGCATTAAGAAATGCTGTTGATGATGGAAGTATTTGGCAAGATGAAAATAATCAACCTACTTGGCAACAAATAAAAGCTAAGATTGATGAATTACAAAATGCTTACGAAACTGAACAAGAAGCTAAAATAGATGCTAAAGTAAAAAATAGCAGGAGCAAATCTTGATGTTTCATTTGAAAACATTTCAGATACAGGAACAGCAGGAACTAAAGTCGCATCAGGAACTACAGGACAACGTGGTTCTACTGCTGGTCAAATACGTTTTAATTCTGAAACAGGTTTAGCTGAATATTATACAGGTACGGAGTTTAAGGTTATAGATAGTCCACCAACAATTACAGCAGTATCTCCTTTGGAAGTAGATAGCACAGCAGGTGGTAATATTACTTTCACTATAACAGGAAGTAATTTTCAATCTGGTGCAGTTGTTAAATTTATAGGAAGTGATGCAACAGAAATTACAGCATCAACAACTACTATAAATTCTGGTTCTTCTATTAGTGCTGTTATTGCAAGAAGTTCTTTTGTAGGTGCTAAAGAACCTTACGATGTTAGAGTTATAAATACTTCTGGTTTATCAGGAACTTTAGATAATCAAATTAATGTAGATGTATCGCCAACTTGGAGTACAGCTTCAGGTTCTCTGGGTTCTTTTGTTGAAGCAGTAAGTCTAAATGCAAGTGTATCTGCAACAGACGCAGACGGAGATACTGTAAGTTATTCTGAAACAGGCGGAACAGTTTTAAATACTAATAGTTTAACTTTAAATTCTTCTACAGGTGCAATTACAGGAACAGCACCTACAGTTAATGCTGATACTACTTTAAGTTTTACATTAAGAGCAACTGCAAATTCTAAAACAGTAGATAGAGCATTTAATATTATTATTAAAAATCTAAATACAAACGCACTTTTATTTGATGCTACTAATTTAAATAATTCAAATATTTCTTTTCCTTTTCCTTCGAATAGTGGTTTGAATGGCTTATCTCCTTCAACAGCAGTAACATTTACAAATATAAATGGTTCGTCAGGAACTTTAGCAAATGCAAGTTTATTAACTAATAAAACAAGATTAGATGGTTACTATAACCAAAGTAATTTTAAAACTATGGGTACTACTTTTTGGACAATAAGTGGAGCAACTAGTAATTTAAATAGAAATGATGGGAATAACAGTAATTGGTTTGGTGTATATAGTGCTGCTGGTTCAAATCGAGTTTGGTTCACTTTAGATATGGGAGAAAATCCTACATTTAAAATAAGAAGATTAGCTGGATATGCAGAATGGAGAACAGCTAATGGCGATTTTATGTTATATGGTTCAAACAGCTTACCATCATTAGATGGCACTACCTATTCAACAGGTGGTTTAACAAGTTTAATGTACTTAGTTAATCCTGCACAATATTGGGATAGTGGCTATTTTACAGGAGATTATTATAGATATTATGTTTTCTCTGTAGTTGGCTCAAGTAATTATGATTGGGGTTGGGCTGGTACACAGTGGTATGGAGATTATTACTAATAATTTTATAACCTCAAAAAGACCATAAGTCTTTTCTTAACAACTAACAAAAAATAATATGACAACACTAACTATACTTATAGTTTTTATAATCGGAGCTTGGCTTGGGTGGAGATATGAAAATCTAATTAATGATTTTGTAGAAAGCATCAAAGCGAGATTAAACAAATGATGCCTTACACAGCAGACGAATTAGAGTTTTTAAATGCCGAAAAGAATTAAAAAAGCTGATCCGCAAGTTTCATTAGCTTCAATCAATCAAAAGATTTGTGAGCTGCATAAAATAGTTCAAGGAAATTCAAACGACATACAGATTATTAAAGAAGAGATAGCATATGGCAAAGGTGGAGTAAAAGTTCTGGTATGGATTATCGGAATTGTTGTTACTCTAATTGCCGCATGGAACATCTTACCTTTTAAAAAATAATTGAAACATTACAACAAAGGAATTGCAGCTCATATAATTGCAATTCTTGAACTCCTGGATGATGACCATCTAATATTCACTAATGTTAATGGTGTGGGTCCAATAGACAATTAAAGGTTAAACAATTTTATATAAATCTAAAAAAGCGAACTTACAAATTAGGTAACAAAACAGGATCTATTTTTGCAAATGAACTTACAGATAATAAAAGATAGGATTAAAAGACACGAAGGTTACAGAGATACTGTTTATACTGATAGCCTTGGTTATAATACTATTGGCTACGGTCATCTTGTAGTTGAGGATGGCTTTATACCTGGCATCCAATATTCAAAGAATGAGCTAGAACAAGTCTTTGAAAAGGATTTTGCAGTAGCGGTTCAAGGAGCAAATAAATTAGTAGGAGATTTTGATCTTAATGATGACGCTTTTGGCGTTGTTATTGAGATGTGTTTCCAATTCACGTTGCCAAGAATTATCAAACATTATGAGGAGCTGCGAATAATATGTTAGGATTTATAACTGCATTAATTAAAAATCCATTAACGAGTTTAGTTGTAGATAAAACAGTAAATGCAATTAATCATCATTTAGAAGTTAAAAAGTTAGAACGAATTGCAGAGATTGAAGCTGCTAAAGTTGTTTCCGTTGCACAAGTAGAGGCTTCAGAAAAAAGTTTAAAAGATGAATATCTAACAATCTTTATTACAATCATTATTGGTATGGCATTCCTGCCACAAACACAGGCTTATGTTATTAAAGGTTTCGATATTTTAAAGCAGGCTCCAGCAGAATTTTGGTGGTCTGTTCTAATAGTATTCTCAGGATCATTTGGAATTAATGTCATCGACAAATTCAAACGATAGCTGCATCTACAAAACAGCATTCGGCTGTTTATTAAAAAACTGCAAATGTAATTATGGCAAAGTATCAAAGTAAATCTGTATCACTTAACAAAGTGATGCGAGGCGATGTTAAAAAATTTAAAGTCTTTGTTAAAAAAGGATCTCGTGTTGTCAAAGTAAATTTTGGCGATCCGAACATGAGTATTAAAAAAAATATTCCAGGTCGTAAGAAATCTTTTTTAGCAAGGCATCGCTGCAGCACTCCAGGACCAAAGTTTAAAGCTAGGTATTGGTCGTGCAAAATGTGGCGCTAATTAAACAATCAATACATCAATGTCAAATAACGCTGCAAAGCGTAAGCGAGTGCTTACGTTCAAATGTTCTTTTTGTGGAACGCAATTGGATAGCAACGATACCTTTGTTGTTAGTGCAGAATATAAGCATTTTTGTATTAAAATAAATCCAGGTCATCCTCCAATTAAAGATTGCATGGAAGATTACCGCAACAAAATAAAAGAAGATCATGTACGGAATGAACGCTTACGGCAAGAAGCCGCTATCAAAGAAAAGCAAGAACAAGAAAAAATCAGGCAAGAAAAGATAAAAGCAATTCCTGCTTTAGAAAAAAAAGTTCAGGAGTTTAAACAATTTCAAAAACAACAAAGATTACAAAATGAAAAAAGGTTATCACAAAACTAAATCTGGTAAGATGGCTCGCAAAGGTTTGTACTATAATATTAATCGTAGAAAAAAAGCAGGCACAAGCAGAAGCAAAGCTAAATCAACAATATCTAAAAAATCCTACCAATCCTTATTAGGTGGCTTTAAATAAGCTATATCTACCTAAAATTCCTTCCATAAAGACTCCAGGATTAACGATTTAAAGTCGTTACTATACTTGGCTCCTACCTAAAAACAGACTCGATTTTGAGTCTATAAATCAAACTTTTTTAAAAACCTCATATAAGACAATATAATTTCTGGTACAAAAATAACTTGTAAGTAGTGGTACAAATTCTCTATAAGATTTTATAATATTATGGTAAATAATTTGTATAAGGTGCAGTTTATTTTTTTTTTGCAATACAAAAGAGTTACACCACTTTGTACCAAACTTGTACCAGACGATTTTTGTCGTCTAAAAGTCAATGGCGGGGTAGCTCAGTTGGTTAGAGCGCAGGACTCATAATTTTAGTTCGTTCTAGCTTTGTAGTTGTTAAAATTAAATCAGTCGCATCTTTGTTAACTTAACAAAGGAAATAATTAATCAGATAGTTTGTCAGAAAGTATAATGAAATCAAATCATTTTGATTTTTGAATATTTTTTTTAAAACTTTTTGTACCAAATTTGTACCAGAATTTATTAACTTATTTTGTTTAGCAACTCATAAGTTATATTTTTGTAGAGTGCAGGCTTTGTATCATTAAGTCACTTGCCAACTTATCTGAGTGCATTATTAAATTAATATGAACTACTACTTAATAAATAAAAGAAATCTTTGGACCATACAACGTAAGCAAGATCGCAAGCAAATGGCTCCAGGATTTAAGTTAAAATCTGAAGCTAATGATTATCTTCAAAAGTTGTTAGCTAAAGATGCAGAGCAATCTCAAAATGTTTCGCAGTTTAAATTTAAAGAAGAATGGCTTGCCTATTCTAATAAAAGATTATTGGATGCACAAGATCCTAATAATCGTTTGACAACAGGCGGAGTGCAAACTTACATTGGTCATTATAATCAGAGGATCAACAAGTATATGCCTGATGTTCTTTTATCTGAATTTAATATTTTAGTTTTAGAAAAGTTTTTATTAGCTGCTCATAAAGCTGGACAGCCATACAAAACTTTAAGAAGGCAAGTCAGAGATATTAGAACATTTTTAAGACGAATGAATGTTGAAGGCAAAAAACCATGTCTTGAAGTTTTAAATTTTAAGATACATGAATTTTATGCAATCGTTCCAGCCGATGATGATAAATTTTTTACAAAAAAACCAACTGTAATAAATGACAATCAAGTAAAGGCAATCCTGGATAAACTTAATAATGAAAAAAATAAAGATGCAGAATGCGCTATGAAGTTTGCAATCTTTACTATGTCATTGTTTTTTGGATTAAGAAGATCTGAATTACTTGGTCTTAAAAGATCTCATGTAGATTTAGAAAATGGTTATCTAAATGTTGAAGGCGTTAGAGATCGTAACGGAGCATGGTTAAATCGTACAAAGAACCAAGCTAGCAAAAGAGCTATTGAACTTGATGAACATTCAAGCAAGTTCCTTAAATATTGGTTAGATTATGTTAATGAACATTATCAACATTCTCTTTGGTTATTTCCAAGTTTAAGAAAAAGTACATACGGAACTTTATCTCTTAAAAAAGTATCGGAATTAATCTGGACTACTTACGCTGATATGGGGTTGGCTACAATTGAAAGAAGATATGATGGTCATATTAAGGTTGTTGAGTCTTTATTTAAAGGCGCACCTCTGAAAACTTTTAGACATAGATTAGCAACAATGCTTATTAACTCTATGAATTCTGAAAAAACTTTAGATGCTAACTACGTTAAATCAGTTCTTGGTCATAGTCGTTTCCAAACAACTAGCGGTATTTATGGTAATCATTCCTTAGTTGGTACTGCTAAAGAACGTCAGGAAAGAGTAAAAGCAAAACAAAGAGCTTTAAAAAGAATATTTATTATTTAATTTTATTTCTTCTAAATTTCCACCAATAAAAGATTTAGCTTTAGAGTAAAAAGATTGTTGATTGCCTGCTAGAGTAATTGTTTTTATTTTGTTCATAACGTAACCGTATGTTCCTGCTTTCTATTTAGTTAAGAACCAATTAAAGTTATTTGTTAAAAAACTAAATTACTTTCTAATTGTATTATTAAAATAAACCAGCAAGCACTCTGGAGTTAAATTTATTTTTATTTTGCTTTATTTTTATTGGATTTGGCAAGAACTCTTGTACCAAAAGTTGTATATAAAATTTGTAACAAAATATACACATTACTTTTACGATTTTTTTTTCTTACGAATAGCTACTTTAGAACCATCTTTATACAAAGTGTAGAAATTTCCTCTACCATCACCATAGTAACCTGTTATATCTTTTTTAGTCTGTCTTAAATTTTTCATAATAGTTAACTTTATCTTCTTCAGTTATTTCTTTGTGTCTGCCAAATTGTTTGTTGTTAGCTATATCGCTTTGAGTATGAATATTAATTTCCTCTTCGCATTCATTCAGTTTATCTTCTAAGAAAATAATTCTTTGGTTTTTATCCTTAATTATTTTTTGTAAATTCTCATTCTCTTCAGCTAGCCTTTGAAAATCCTCTAATTTTATTTCAATCATTTCACTCATAATCTTCAATAATCTCAACAGTATCTCCAGGAACTAAATCATATTT